TTACCCATTGAGCCGTATCTTGCATGTATGTTAATACTTGTCCAGATAAAGGAGTAGTTATAGTTACATCAGTCATTGAATCTAAAGTTGAACCCCCTCCAGTTCCACTTGAAGGTTTTGGTGTCCATTTATCTAAAGTTTCATTCCAGATTAATCCTGAATTTTTCCACGAATGAGAATTCCAATTATTAATATCTCTAGAACTATGTAAACTAAGTAATTGTCCTGAAAGTTTTTGTGATGAAGCGAAAATCCAATTTCCAGAACTTTGTTTATATCTTGATCTAATATTACTAGAAATATTATCTACATATTTCTTATTTGCTGCACCAGAATTGAATGTCGGTTGCGTTAATCCAGAAATCATATCACCATAAGTAGTGAAATTATTAGTTAATACAGTTCCTCCGGATATAGTTTGTGAAGATACAAATTTCCATATGCCTGAACTCTGTTTAAATCTATTAATGGCATTAGTACTTGTTATATAATTCGCAGTATTAAATGAATGTAACGAGGAGTTAGCCGAATGCTTATATGAAGCGTAACTTAATGAACTTGCTTGGAATCTAAAATGAACATTTGACGAGTCTGCGTATCTAGTTATAGAATTACTAGATATATCGTCCACATATTTTTTCCTGGCTGCCGCTGAAGGGTAGGTTGGATTTGTTAACCCAGAAATTTCAATTGCACTCATAACTATAGAAATAGTCATATTTACCTCTACTTAGAAATAAGTAGTAATAATATCTAAAAAGAAAAAGATATTAATTACTACTTAAATTTGTGCGTGCCAACGAATAACTCTACTTCCAGCTGCAGTTATGGCAATTGTAAAGTTAGTTGCATTTGGGTTATATACTGCATATGCAAATGTTACTGAACCACTTGGAGTCACGTTTATTATATTTGGTGTTCCAGATAAACTATGTATTATACGTAATGAACCGCTTGTTATATTAGACCATCCATAATTCGCTGCAAGATAAGAACTTGATATCTTTGCATCAAATGCGTGACGCTTCAATAATTGTGCTGAAGCATGTGCTTTTTGGGCTTGACTTGATATATTTGGTAAAGCTGTTGCATCTAAATATGTATATTTAACTGTGGTACCTTGCCAAGTACCTGTTCCAATTGTACCAAGAGTAGTTATTGCATCATCACCAGTATAAGTACTAGCTGCTACTGAATCTAATGTTACACTATGTAGTTGAAATAATCCTGTACTTGCAGATTTATATGCTTTTGAAAGTTTACTTGCTGAAACTCCATACCAAGCATAATCTGTGGAATATTCATTTCCTGAACCTGCGATTGCATTCCATTGAGTTGAATTGTCTGTTGTATATGAATATACTCCTGCACCAGTTCTAGTCATAATTCCATTTGTACCAAAATCTGCATCTAATAGAGCGGTTTGAGCTGATAATTGAGCTCTATGAGCTGTACTTGATATATTTACTACCCCAGCATCCAATTTACTATATGCAATCGATGTTGCATTCCAAGTACCAGTTCCTATTGTACCGACTGTAGTAATATTCGGACTACCGACCCATGTCCCAAGCAATGAACCAGATGCTTGACCTTTCTTTGCATTACTTGATATTGTACTATATCCTAGAACACTTAAAGTTTGAGTTGTAGAACTACTTACCTTTACTGTACTAGTAAATGGTGTTACTCCAGTAGATGCGGTTAGAGTTTGGAATGCACTTACAGCAACTCCTCCTCCAGCTACTACTTGAGAATCTACGTAGGCTTTATTTGCTGCACCAGAACCGTATGTTGGTAATTTTACACCAGAGATTTCATACGCTATAAATGGTATTGTTGTTGTCATTTAATTTTTTCTCCTTTTTAAACATATAGTATGCACTAAGTTGATGCATACCAATATACATCTCTAAATCCAGAGGCTGTCATATATACATATATATAGGTTGCATCAACTCTATAAGATGCCCCAAAATTTATTAAATTACCACTTGGAGATATATTTACATATTTAGGTCTAGATCCAAGTGTATGTGTTATTTTTCCTCCACCAGATATATTTATATAACCAGCTTTTGCACTATTACTAGTAGCTGAACTAGCTTTATATCTGGTATCAAAGGTAGATTTAGTTGTAAATAATCCAGAATACCTATATCCAGATATATAATATGGACTAGAATAACCGGGAGCGTCCTGGAACCATAATGTTCCTTCTTGATAATCAAAAACCCAATCAGAAACATCAGTGGTTCCCAATTCTGTTCCTGGACCACTACCACCAGATCCACTTTTATATATCTTTACTGTATATCCTTGTCCACATTTTGGAGGTATCCATCTCTTCCAATATCCCCCAGCATACTTACTTCCACTGGCAAACCAAGCTTGATCATTTGCAACTGATGTATCCTCGATTAGCCAGCCAGAACATTTAAATGCAATTCCTTGAGAAATAGCATTAGATGGAGTGGAATCTATAGTATCTAACCAGACTTCATTCCCAAGAACTACTCTTAAATTTGCTGCATTTTCTTCATAATATGCTTTACCAGTGGAAGTCATTCTCCTATCTTGACTTTCTTTGAATAATCTATCCGTTTTTACTGAATCTGATAAAGTCATCTTATAATCCCTGCCATCCTTCTTCCCTTATTCTCGTAATAGTTTTATTAACTCTAAGGGTAACTTTAACAAGGATCATATATCCACTATTTGTTGTAGTAAAAGTACCACTCGTCCAATTCCATCCATCTCCACTTTGAGCTGTTTGGCATCCATCCCCGTCAGCTCCCGTGAATGTACCTGCACTATAAGCTTTTCCTAAATCTAACCAACCAGTTTGAGAAGGTAATTTTATCTCCACATTAACATTTCCTGCACCTTTTGCCCCAACATCTCCTGCTACTAATCCCTCTAATTCAATTTTTCCATTAGTATGAGGAGTTCCAGTATGTCTTAATACTCTAAATAAAACAACTGGTAATGTAGCTGTTGAATAATTTGGTCCTCCAGTAGGAAGGTATCCAGTTGAGAAATTAAGAGTTGGAGCAATTAAAGTTCCATTATAAATTTGAGCAGAAGCCATACCTAAAACTTTTAAGGAATTCCAAGAACCAGATACTCTAGTTGGTATTGTAGAATATGTTCCTGAAGGTAATCTATACCATTCATCATCAAAATATTCATTCCAATCATCAGATGTCCCAGTTACTCCAGATGGATATGTATCTATTAATCTTCCTTCAGATGCTGAGGCGACTCCACCATTATTTCCATGTGCATTATAACAAGTTGCAGTAACAGTGGCTACAATTGAACGTTGGGATGCTGTAGTTAAAGTCATTGGATAATTATAAACACCTATTGTATCTCCAGTGCAAGGATATCTATTTATATTTGTTCTATTTGTACCAACTTTAACACAATAGGAATTATCTACAGCAATTGTTGCTGTTGCAGCAGCAGTTAAACTAGCTAATTGGAAAACAGTTTTATCTGTTCTCCAAGCATCATTAAAACATTGTTGGCTACTACAAGTTACATTAAATATTGAATTTAAATAATAATGTTCAACCCCACTAAGATATTTACTATATTTAGTAGATTGAACTATCTTTGGTATAGCGATTAAAGCTGGAGTTGAAGTAAATGTTGGATCATACCACAATTTATAAACTGCTGAAGAAACTGGAGTAGTTAAACCTCCTCTATATAAATATATATAATTATATCCTTTTCTTAAAGCTGTGGCTCCAGTAATATTAATCTGTCCACTACCAACTTGCCATTTTCTAAAGTTATTATACTTCCCAACTGAAAGAATTCTTGTACTACCAAAGGTTCCTCCACTCCAAATAGGTGTATAAGTTTGGCTTGCACCACGATTAGATTCATTAAATCTTCCAGATAAACTAATTGAACTTTTTGGGGTAGAATTCAATAATGTTACTAGAGTTCCTTCATCTGCCTTATTAAAAGTAATGCCTGTATTAACTCCATTAGCATTAAATTTATATGTAGCCTCATGGAATATATAATTAACAGAGGAGGATGGCCCATAACCAGTTTCATATGTCCAATTTGTTGAAGATCCACTAGCTAATCTTCCAGAATATGCAGTATTATTACAAATTAAGACCTTACCAGCTAAACTTGCTGCATCAGCTGGAGCCAATTCACTAAGTAATTCATTTACTTCATCCAAAGCGTCAACAGTTTTTGTAGAAGCCGTCCAACTTAAACAACCATCTGTTAAAGAACCGTCTGTTGGTAATCCCATAGTTGTACTAGAAATACAACCAATAAATTTATTTGCTTTTATAGTACCATTCGAAGATACATATCCCCAAATACTACTACTATTTCTATATAAAGTATGGTCAAATAAATCTTTTACTCTTTGACCTGAACCGTAAGCTTTTTTTGCAAGAGAAGATACAGAATAATATCCAGATGCACCAGACCAAGCGACATCAGAAGTGGATATACTAGAAGCTTTATATAATGTATGATCAAATAAATCTTTAACTTTTTGACCTGATAAATATCCTTTTGCTGCATTTGTTGATATGGTAGTATAACCTAATATACTTAAAGATAGAGCTGCACCTTGACCTGAGACTGCACGAGTATTATCTGTCCAAGGAGTTAATCCAGTGGAAGCATTAAGATAAACCCAACTAGATGTACCACCACCACCTCCTCCAGTTAAATCTGCTTGTGCTGACCAAAAATTATTGGAAACATCCCATTTCAATACCTTAGCACTAATTGGTGTAATAATTTTTGAGACATTCAATCCTGCTATTTTTCCGGAAGCATTATATCTAGATATTATAGAAGAACTCCCAGGAAATCTATATCTAATATTTCCAGAAACTGTATCTATATAAGTTCTATTAACATTAGATGAACCTGGGAATCTAAACCTAACATTACTAGAATTTGCATATAGAGATTTATTGGAGGACCAATTAAATAAAGAATCTACTCTGGAATCTATATTACTAGAAATAGAATTTAATAGAGCTCTATTTATCTGTGATGAACCAGCATAATTATCATTTAGTAAGGTTGTTAAATCTAATTCAGAATTAAAAAACGATGTGGATGAACTTTGAACATATAAAGTATGGTCAAATAAATCTTTTACTCTACTAGCAGAAATATAAGCTGAGTAAAATTTTGTTCCAGAATTTGTAAAATAATGACCTAAAGAAGATGGATAATATCTACTTGCTGCTGCTGAACTCCCAGGAAATCTATATCTTACATTCCCAGAATCTGCATAGAGTTTTTTTGCATTAGAAGAATAATTAAATATGGAATCTATTCTTGTATCTAAGTTCGAAGAAATATTGTTTAATAAAGTCCTATTAATCTGGGAACTATTTGCATAGAGTCCTCTAGATGCTGATGAAAAATTATATAAAGAGTCGATTCTAGTATCTAAATTGCTAGATATAGTATTTAATAAAAGTCTATTTATATTGGAACTGCCAGCAAAATTAGATCTAGATTCCGTTTCTGTATAATATCTTGAATCATGAATATGTAAAGTGGTATCACCACTATCAGTTAAATCTACCCATTTTGTACCCCCAGATTGTAAATATAGTTTATTCGCATTAGAGGAAAAGCGATATGAATTACTAGATATAGCTTCAGCGAAATCTACGAAATCATCCCAATCTTGTGATTTTATTAAATCCCCGGGAGATTTATCGCTATTAAAGGCCATTTATATTATATCCTCATAAAAAAATTAAATCTGAAAAAAATATAAACATGGAACTATATACTCATTTAATTAAGCGAGGATGAAAATGTAATGCATTAATCAATAACATATATAGTTCTCCTTTTATTTAGTGCCTTCTAGATTTTGCCTTTCTCTCAGCTTCCTTATAAGCTTTCTCTTTTTCTTGATATTCAAAGATAATATGTTGTTCTAAGAATGATACCCCTAGAGGATCTTTTTTACGAATTTCTCCTAATTCCATTGGAGTTTTATGTAATAATTTACAGATTTCCATTTCTAAGTGGCCTACACCACTATTTACGAAAGGATTTCATTTCTTCATCAGGTACTGGTCCAGATTGATTTGATTTAATTAGTTCTGTTATAAAACTCTGTAAAGAGAAGAAAGATATTTTTGTTTTCCAGAATTCTTCATTTAAAGTGGTATCAACAGATAACTTTGCAGCTATCTTTGGTAATTGATCATATATATCTAACATTCTTTGAATAGATTTAGAATCCATTCTTCCTTCGTAAAGAGAAGCCTCAGTTGATAATCTCATAATACTTATCATTTCTTCTTGTGTTGGTCGTCTAGCTTTTAATGTCCTCGTTGTTTCAAATGAAGAATTAAATTCTACATCCAATAAATCTTCTTTATAATCTCGTTCTAATTTATCTCGAGTTGCTATTTGTTTTATAATTTGGTGCAACTCTGTTTGATCTTTTTTATCTACTTTTTTTTCTAATTTTTCTTTTTCTTGTTCTAAAGGGGTTTTTGTTTCTTCTACCATAAAAACGCACCTAATGCATCAAATGCATTAAAAAATAAAAAAATAAAACATACAGAAAAACATAGAATATATATTTATGGCCAAATTGAATCTGCAATCACTGTATAAGTACCAATTCTAGATGTTGATATTTTATATGGGTACAACACAGTAAAATCTACTGATCCTTCAGTAATATCTTCTGCAGTTCCTAGAGTAAAGTCAAAACCAGTCACTTGGCAACTTCTTAGGAAGAAGTGAAGAGAATTTGCACCACAGTTACCAGATACAGTAAAATTATACCCATTAATAAGACATCCTAACATTACACCTAAACCAGTATTGTACATCTTACAACCAGTTAAGGAACCTTCTGCAGTTAAAGCTCCTGCAAGAGAATAATTAGCTATTTCCCCCACAAGTTCCTGTTCCACAGTTCCTTTTGCTAGAGTAAGAGTAAAATCTGATACAGCAAAATTTCCATGTGCAGACAAGGATCCTATTCCACCACCTACAGTAGTAGATCCTGCAAACCATAAAGCTGCATCATTACCTTTATAAATTGTCGGAGAAGATTGTGCCATTTTTTATCACCCCTTTACTCCCCCACCAGCGTAAACTAGCTTTTGTGGAATAATATCCATAAAATCAACACTTGCATTTGTAACTGTTCCTGCATCTCCTAATGTTACATCATAACCCGTTACTTGGCACGAAGTTAGATAGAAACTAATATATGTAGCTTCAGAAGTTGAAACTGCTCCTGAAATAGCTAAGTATTTAGTTTGAGTTTTATAAGTTCCTGTATCTACAAGGTTTTCTAACAAAATATCTGAATTCCCACCAAATTTTGATAGAGTTAATGAACCGTCACAAGTAACCGATCCTCTCGCTGTATACGGACCTGCTACTCCAATTAAATCTTGTGTAACCGTGTCACTACCGAATGTCAATGTAAAGTCACCGATACCATATGTTAAGTATGAGTAAGATGAACTATTAGATAAAGCCGGGACCGTTCCTGCATTATGTGAAACCATATATATTCTTGCATCTCTTCCTGTTACAGTACCTACTGCCATTTATTT